TTTTAAGAAGTAGTTAGCAGTGTAATACCAACCGTCCTTTTCGTACCACAATTCTAAATAACCTTTCCCGTTGTTGTACCATGCTAATTTCGTATTAGGTGCATACCATTTAATTTTCCCAGAATTCAATTTTGTGTTATTCCACACTGGAATACGAAGGTCTTTCGCGCTTTTAATTCGAACTTTGATGCGACCTTTCGCATCTTTTTTAGCTACAACATCACAAAAGCTCTTATACATGTAGTATAGTTTGTCATCAATATAAGTCTTGTACCAATATTGATTATGTTCATAAACAAGAATTTCAGTCCCTGCTTTATACATGCGGAATGGCGACGATTTAAAATCCATTTTTGTGAGCAATGGCGCACTGTCAACGACTTTTCCATCATGTCTGTTTTTATTTTGTGATGCACCTTTCAATTTTGCATTGACTGCGTTTCTGAAACGTGTTAATTCGGAAGGTTTCGCAACCCAAGGCGCAGGACAATTTTTTCCGGTTACATCGTAATGACGGATAATGTCACTAGCCGTTAAATCGTATGTTTTGCATAGCTCTGCAGCTACATCAACTGATCGATTAAATGTTGCTACAGTAATATTCCCGTTTTTATCTAAGCACATTTCAATACCAATTGAGGTTAAATTCGCATTTCCGCCGCGATAGTAACTTGTACTTGCTTGAAGAGCTGTTAATTTGCAACTTCTTTCGTTTGCATGGTATGCAACTTCATTTAGAGGGATAATACAAATAGCTTCTTTATCATCAATAAAAATATGTGCAGAAGCGTAACGCTCTTTTAAATCTCTAAAATATCGTCTGTGATTATCTGCGCTTGCCCCAGGGTTTGCAGTATAGTGCATAACAATCTTACTTACTCTAAGCAACTTATATCCTGGGCGTGAAAATTGATTTTTATTGATATAATTATATTGTAGTACTGACATTATTTATCATCCTTTCTTGGTTCTGAATAATTCATTACTTTCAAACTATCGGAGAATTTACTAGTTGTTGGGTCCATCAAAATACCGACAACGGCTACAATTGTGGTAATAATTGCCATAGGGCTATTTAGGAACCTTACAAACGAAAGCCACAAGACGGACCAGTTATCTAAATCAGATATAGTAAAACCTCCTGCTGTCCACGCGACTCCTAGAACTGTAATAAGAGTTGCCACAACAGTTCGCCAGTTTTTCAATCGTACCTTCCAGTTAATTTTCATCATTTCACCTCCTTTTCATTTTTTTCAGTAACATATTTCCAAATCGCTTTATCTTCCCGTTTCAATAAAGCAATCTCTTTATCGTGGTCGTTTTGCTTTTCTCGTAAACTCATACGATCTTTCTTGCTTTCAGACATTTCTTCTCTAAGACTTTTTAAAGTTATATCAAGAGAATCAATCATATTTCGCAAAGGCGCGACTAATGCCCATCTAATTACAAACCCCACAATTGCCGCTATTAAGCTAATTAAAGCTATTAACTCCCCCACGCTCATTCCTGCTATCGATATGCTCCCAAGTACCAATTTTCATCATCCCCTCGTTGTCGGTCCATAAAAAATAAGCCTATTCGGCTTTTGCTTCTTTCATAGCGATTATTTCATCTGCTTGTGATCTCGTTATCTTTTTTAAAGTAACGAATTTATTAACATCTGCTTCAGTATAGTAGCCGCCTAAAAAATAATCTTTTACTTTTTCATACCAGTTAATCATTTACAAAACACCTGCCTCCGCCAAAGATAATAGTAAGTTTGCATTATCTTGTTGCGTTTGTTCCGTCTTCTGTTCGACTTCTGCTACATATAGCATTAAGTCTGCATAATCTTGTGTTAATTTTTCAAGTTCGGTCAATTCTGGTGGTTCTGGAATGCTTGCTTCTTCACCAGAACTCCATTTTTGCTTTTTCGTATTAAAAACCGGATTAATTGCTGGTACTGGTGGTTCAATTAGTGTATAGCCATCCGGAATCTTCTCCCCTTTTTTTAAAATAATTAAGTCGTCACGCTCAAATACGCCGTTGTCATCATATTTAAAAACTTTTATTAACTCGCTCATGTTGTCACCTCTTTAGTTAAATAAATTATGCCATCAAGTCCGGTGTTCACGTCTACCGAACCAACTCCAACGATATTTATATCAGCGCTCACACTTAGATATATATTCGCTTGATTACTTGCTGCCGTACTCTGCTGTGCAGCGGAATAAAGTTTATTCCAGCTCGCATCAGGAGCCAAAAAAGTTGGTAACGTTGCGCATATGCCAGTTCCACTTCCAGTCCCTTTGCCTACAATTCCGCTAACAATGACTAGAAACCGATTGCCAAACTTAATGTATCGAGCTATTAAAGGCTGACTTGCAACAAATCCGTTCTTCGGCGTCAAAGTAACACTTTGTACAGAGCTAGATAGTTCAAAAAAAGCTTTTGCATCAGCAAGCGCTTTATCTGCTTTAGCCTGTGCGCTAGCCGTTGTTTCTTTGGCATTCCAGTTCGTTTTATCCGCTGACGTAACGTGAACATCCGTGTTATTCAAATGGGCATTTAAGTCTGCTTTTTGCGCGAATTGCTCGGGCTGCATAGCATCAAATTGTGTTTTTAAAGCATCCGCTTTTTTATCTACGCCATCTAATTTAGTGTTTAATCTTTCGAACGATTCATCGAATATCTTTTCGTAATCATCCCAGCGCTCTACGTAAAATTCTGCCACCGGGAAAAAGTCGCTATCTATTAATGCTTTTTTTATCTCGAATTCAAACTTATATACGCGCATCGCTTGAGTGTTTTTGTATTTTATATATAATTCAGCAATAGCAGTGCCAGCATGAGATATTTGGGAGTCTGTAAGTGCGTATTCTGCAATTCCTCGCACTCCATCGATGATTGTTGGTTTCACAAGATACTTGCTCTCTGACTCTGTTCCTTTCGCTAAAATCATAGCAAGCTCTAATTCAGCAGCAGACGATAATCCTAAATCTTGATTATCTTTATCTATATTAAAAATAAGTCTAGCTGTCCCGCCTGTATCTTGCGTATAAAAAACAGCTTTTTGAAGTGGTTTATCTTCTTGCGTTGTGACGTTAAAATCATATACACCATTTTTATGAATAACATTTTCAGTCATGTTCTAACAACTCCCCCGCCGCTCAGTTTCGTAGGCGTGTCAGCTTCCCAGGTGCCGCTATTGAGATTGAAAATATCGGCACTTTGAGGATACAAACCGATTGCGCTTTTTGCTCCATGTGTGGTGTTTTGCACTTCAACTCTTGCAGTGTTATAACCGCGAACATCGACGTTCTGCGAAGCGAAGTAACAACCGTTAACGTCAGCAGAACAAGCATCTATGAATACGGCTGTAAACGGGTCTATCGCTTTAGTATTGAAAGCCATTCTGCATTTTGTAATCCTTACAAATCCGCAGCGCGTCGCTTTAATGAAGTAGTTTTTTGTTGTGCCTGCCGTGTTCGTTTCTTCTAAACCAGCAATATATAAATAGCCGTTACTGCCTGTTGCGGAAATACTTCGAACTTGGCATCCGGTGCTGCTGGAAGGGTCTACTGTTTCAAAGTTTGTAGATCTAATATAGATATCCCCGCCCATGATTGGCGGAATGACAACGTCTTCGTTATAGCGTCCAGGGACAATCCAAATGTTCACGGAGTTGCTATTTAGTACTCGAGGTAAAGTCATTACAGCTTTATTTATCGTTTTAAAAGGTGCATCAATTTCACCAGTGCCTGTTACATCGTCGCCTCTTGCGTCATCCACAAATATTTCAATGTTGCTGCTATCTAAGCCATATAAACGCTTTAAAATAGTATCTATATCGTTGTATTTATCCATTAGATCATAAACATTCGTTGAAAGCTTTCCAACGCCTGTTATCAAAGCATTTTCCGCGTAATTAATTCTATCGTTTAATGTTGTAAATTCAGTTTCTGGAACCAGAGAAGAAACGCGCGCATCTACTACTTCGTTCGATTCGTCTCCGCCGGATTTAATAACTAAGTTAGATATACGTTGATTTACATGCGTCATATCTTGATTAGCTTTTTCAAGGCTTCCAGCTAGTTTTACTAAATTGTCGTTATAGTCTTGCTGTAGTTCTGAGTTCATGAGCGGGTCTTGCCATTTTTTTAAATCCATCTATTTTGCTCCTTTCTTAATCGCTTTTGCTAGTTGAACCATGATGGAAACCATCGTCTTTTTATTGTTTGAGAGTGTCAGCTCTGGCGGTTTGTTTGTAAAAATGTATTTCTTATAAGCGACTATTTGCACTTCGTATAAAAGGCTTAGCGGTTCATAAACAAACATTACATAATCGCCTTTTCCGCATTCGTATTTAAGCTTTAAAGAGATATTCCCCGTGGTTGCTGGATAATCTTGCAGTTCAAGCTTCAAACGTCTTAGCATACTGCTAGAAGTTGTATAACGCTCGTCTGATAACGGTTCTTGAATTCGCACGCCCCATTTAGCCGATTCCGGGCTGGTAAAAGTAACTGGCGGAAAGTAGTTATTTCCGTTACTGTCGACTTTGCCATATCCCCGAATTTGCGTTTTTAAGGATAACGTATCAATATCGAAATCGACTTCGTTTGTGTGCTTGTTGTAGCGAATTTCATTTTCTGTATGCTCTCCATAATCCTCAGAGGGAATAAATGTTAATCGTTTATTGTCCGCTAACATAACAAGCTTATAATCTTCTAACACTTCTTGAACTAGTTTTAGCAAATTGCCATTTCCAAAGTTTTCTTGTGTAATATTTTCTAAAACCTTGTTTTTGTCAATGAGTTCAAAGCTAAAACCTTGTTTATCTGCTGCGAAAATATGTGCCAAACAATCTTTTGCACTCTTAGAACCAGAAATAATATTGTACTGATAGTCATCTTGCATCGTGAAATAAATATGCGTTGCTGTGACTTCTGAATAAACTATTTTCCCAACTGCGCCGCGTTTTAGCTGCTTAACAACAAATTCTTGGCCATCCAGATAAACAGAGCTTTCATGATTTAATAAGTCGAAAACATCTTGATTATTTCTTGTTTTCTCTACATAAAAATCTAGTTGCCATTGCTGATTTTCGACCCACGTTTCTGAAAATGTAGTAGGGTCAAAGCCTGTTAAAATCTCTTTGTATTGCTTTTCATAGTCACTTACAAATATGTCCATATTCTCACCCACCATCATTTATATAAAAACGGAAAATCCCACGTTGTTTCGATATTGCTTACATTCTCGATTTCGATTTCATTTTCACCAGATAATAACGAAATAAGACCGAGATTTGTTTTCCGACCGCAACGCACTCCGTTTTTCAAGATGTTACTGCCGTCCAGTTCGATTGTGTCATAAGCGTAGATTTTCTCATTGAATACGAATTTTTCACCAGTGCTTTTATTGTTAATTGTTAGTAAGCCGTCACTTCGACAATTCTTAATAGTAATTCTTAAATCGTGCATTCTAGGGTCAATATCAAAGCTCCCCGCGTTATACACAATAAATCTGTTTGATGTGTGCTTATACTTATAATTTTGTGATACAATGCCTTGTCCCGCTTGCCAAATGCCCTCGCTGAAAGCAAAAGGCGAAAGGCTAGTGCCTAACGATTCGCTAAAACCTTTGAAAACTTCAAATCTTAACGTAAACTGCGCATGCCCAGCACCTTTCCTATCAATATCGAAAGGTGCTGGATGAACGCAATATTTTTTTCCCGGGGTTTTCGTATGGAAAATGTAGTATTCTTTTCTAATAAAAATATCCTCGAATAATTCATCAAGTCGAACGTGATAGTCGATATTGCCATTTGTTTTGAATCTGCAAGTAAATTCAATATCGAAGCTATCGAAATTACTATCACTCGAACGATTGCCGTCGCTAAACTCATAGCTAGTATAATTATTGATAATTTGAGGACTAGCGCGACTTACTTCACTTATTTCAAAGTTATGTTTTTCGTTTAACTTGATAATTTTATTCGCTTGCATTAAATATAAATCTGTTTTTTTGTTCAAAGTAAGCCACCTCCGTATAGTCCTAAGTCTGTCATGCTGCCAATTCGATTATTAGAGTTGTTAGCTAATACTTCGCCATCTAAATTTAGAATGACTGGTTTAGCCCCGGACTCTTTAATTGCCTTGATTAAATCTGCATTGCTAGACTCTTTTGTCTTATTATCAATAATCGTCTTAACTGTAATAGTTCTGTTTAGATCAACACTTTTTAGGCCCAGCGCTTTTTCTGCGGAAATCTTCGGCAAAGTTATAGCTGGAACGGTCAAATTAGAAGCAGCGTTTACTACTTTATCAACCATTTTGTTAGTTGATTGCACCGCACCTTTAGCGCCAGCTAATACACCATTTCCAAGTCCATCAGTAAAGAATTTCCCAAGCTCGATGGCCACGCGCGAAGGTGAATGAATTCTAAGCGCCTTTTTCACCGAATTAGTGATTGTATTAGCGATGCTCTTAGCTGTGTTTTCTAGTTGTTTCTTCTGACTGTTAAGTCCGTTTATTAGACCTTTCGCCGCGTTAATACCAGCGCTATACATCGCATTAGCCGCTGTGTTACCCATTGACTTAGACGCTGAATTGATTTGATTCTGAGTGCTATTAATCGCTTTGATAGTCTTAGCATCAGATTTAGCAAGAGCTTGCGCATACGATGAACCATTTTCTACTCCCGATTCTAAGATGTCGCTTATAATGTCTTTACTAACGCCTTTTTTGCGCAATTTTTCCACATTCGCTTGAAAAGCTTTGATTTCTTTTAAGCGTTTCTGCATTTCCGCTTGTATTGACTGCGGGTTTTCTGCGTCTACGTTGCTAATTGATCCATAGCTTTGCATTTTTTCAGTGATTGAAGCAGCATACTCTTTACTTTGTTTCGTCAAGTCAGCCATCTTTGTGTTAGCGGCTTTTAATTGAGCGACTACTTTATCACGTTTTTTAGCTGTTGCCGCTAGCTTGTTTGTTTGATGCCCGATATAGCCTTCTATGCTATTCAGTGCTTTCGCTTGTTTAAGTTGTCCAACGCTCTTATTCTTAGAATGTAATCCCGCGTCAATCGCTGAGGATATTTTGTCTTTCAACGTACTAGACAGCTTCTTAATTTGTGATTCAGTTCCTAAAGCGCTAGCTACAAGATTATTCGCCGCTTTCGTCACTGCTTTATTTTTTTCTGAGATACCTAATGAATAACCAGTTCCAAAATCTCCGCCCAATTTTTTAGATTTTTTAGCAGGTGAATGCGAGTCTTGTTTTTTCTGAACTGCCGCTAATGCTTTACTTGCTAAAGAAGCGGCCGCCTCTCCAACCGCACCCATGCCACTCAAAATACCATTCACATATCCAGATGCAAAATCAGAACCAACTCCGCTGGAATCAACGGAACCAGCACCAGATTTAGCAGAATTGCCAATGCCAGTGCCTGCCGAAAATGCATTACCTTTTCCGTCCAAAATACCACTATTAAAACCGGATGCATTATTTGACCCTGTCATTTTGAATAAATTTGGGTCAAAAGCGCCATTTTTTGCATTGTTTTTGAGTTCGGCACCAGCGCTTTTATTTGCTTCAGCTGTACTCTTTAAACCGTCAGCGTTTGCATTTCCGCCTTGTTTACCGATATTGTTCATCTCACCTGGTAGAGGAGATGCTCCTAATTTCACTCCATCAAGTAAAAATTTGCCAGCTCCTTGAAAATCCCCCGATTTAATCGCAGTGATAAATTGGTCCTTGCCACTTTGCCCGTTTTGGAACATTCCGTTTGGCAAAGTTGAAAGAGTATTCATAACATCATCATTAATATTTAATGCAGCTGTTGTATAATCTCCGCTTTGAAGTGCTGTAACAAACGCTTGAACACCTTCTCCACCTCGTTGACTCATAACAGCCGCTAATCCAGCTAGTGTATTATCAATAGAGCCACTCACTTTTACAAAGTCTTGCCAAACTGCGCTTAATTGTTCATCGCTAATATTTCCCATTTCTGACAAGCCTTTTGCAAAAGTTTCTGCGTTTAAAGTCCCACCATTCGCAATAATAGCATTCATTTCACTAGCCCATTTTTGTAAGTTTCCAGCTAATGTTTTGTTCTTCTTAGTTTGTTCGTCAATTTGAATTTGATAGTTTGCTTTTTCGGTTTCAGTTGTAGCATCGCTTTTTTTTCTTTTCAAATCAGCTAGTTCTTTTTCGCCTGTTTCAACGGCTTTTTTTCTATCGCCATATAAGCTTTTTTGCACTTCAATGCTTGTAGCGCGTTCTTTTTCGTTTAACGTCTTGCCGTTTGCTAATTTCAGCAAATTGCCTTCTACATAAAGCTGGTTTTGTTTTGCTAACTCTGCTTGAATATCTGCCGTTTGTTGTTGTAAAAATTTCTTTTGTTGTGCAGTTAATTCTGTGCCGTCGACCCATTTATTGCCTTTTAGTAGTTTTGCATAATCTGCTTGAAGAGTTAAAAGGGTACCGTTATTTTTGTCAATCTCTGCTACTAACGTTGCGTTTGCATCTGCTATAACTTTTTTACGTTTTTCTCCTTCAAGACTTTGTGCTTTTTCCATTGCTGCTGTGTATTTGTCTTGCGATTTTTGGGCTGATTCTTGATAATTGCTATATAGCTCCTTAGCAGCATTCAAAAATGATTTTGTTTTTTCGTTTAGTTTGTTCCCGTATTGATCAACGCCACCAGATAGCATAGTATCGATAGCTTGATTTGATTTAGAAACAGTTGCTTCTGTCTGCTTTGCTGTTGATTCAACTAATTTCAAGCTACTAGATATTTTTTTGTTCGACGTTTCCGCTTTTGTTCCAGTCTTTTCTGCTTCTCCTCCCATTTCTTTGAGCGATTCAATTGTCCCAGTTAGGGCATAATTATCTTTATTGAATGCGTCTTTAATTGCAGAACCAGCATCTACAAAAGCATCTTTTGATTGCTCAATGCTTTTCTTAGCACCTTTAAGGTCCCAATGTGCGGCTTGATTGGCTGCTTTTAGAGCATAATATAGACCTTGCAAAGCTTTAATAGCCACTAGAACTATTCTGGCTAGCACTTGAATAATATCAACGACAGTCGCTAGCACAATACCAAAAGCGACCCAAACGCCAACACCAACATATTTTAAGATATCTTTAAAACCGCTCCCTACAGGCTTCAAAGCAGATACAATTTGTTTAAAAACATCTACTATCTTGCCGAAAGAGTTTTTAACTGCATCGAACATTCCAGATAGAAAGCCTTTAATATTTGCTGTATTTTCTTTAAAAGCTGCATACATGCCATATAAAACTGCAATTACAGCGCCAATAATAGCTATTACTGCACCAGAAGTTACAATAAAATATTTTATTGCAAAGGCTAGGTTTTTTATAGCAGTGATAGGGTGTCTAATAGTTTTTGCCAGTTTCATGAAACCTGTAGCAATAACAAAAAGACCGTTCTTCAAAGGAACAAACATTTTCCCTATATTTGAAAAAGCTACATATACACTAGAAACAGCTTGCAAAGCCAACATAGCGCTTACTACTTTCAAGATAGTTGGGGCAAGCTTTACCATAACAGGTATTAATTCTTTTATTTTCTGAATCATATCAGAAAGTTTTTTCTGAAACTCTGGACTAGCTGTTACTGCCGCAAACTGTTTAAATGCGTTTTTAGCAACATCTAGCGCTTGAATAATCGGGCCTTTTAGGTTTTCGGCGATGTTGGCCAAGCTTTTAACTGCTGCTGTTTTCATGTTTGCAAATGACCCGCTAATAGTATTGCCTGCTGTTTTTGCAAGTCCTGCCATTTTTGCAGTATTACCAGCCATTCCTGTAGTACCTTCTTCGATACCTTTCGTTAGCATTGCAATAGCTTTAGTTGATTCCAGCGACCCCTCAGATACATATTTTTTCATTTCTCCAACGCTTTTACCTGTCGAGTTTGCTAGAATTTGCCAAGCAGGAACGCCAGCATCTACTAATCTGTTAATATCATCCGAATAAGCGACGCCAGATGCTTGTAAAGCTGAAATAGCATCTGTCATCTGGTCTATTGATTCCGATCCGTTACCAACGCCGTACGCCGCATCAGCAATAGCAGTGAATACAGGTTTTACATTTGCGGCTTGCATACCAGCGGCTACCATTTTCTTAGCGCCTAATGCGACAGCATCGAGCGCAATTGGCGTGCCGTCAATAGCTGCTGTTAGGTCTGTCATAACTAACTGCGCATCTTTTGCCGAACCAGTAAGGACTGTTAGTGATTTAGTCGCTGTATCAATCGTATCAACACGACCGATTGCGCTACCTACCACGTTTTTTGTTGCTGCAATTAATCCGAATGCTGCCGCTAATCTGAGAATACTAAAACGAGCTTGTTCCGCTGGTTTTTCGACTGAATTTTTAAGCGCTTCACGCATTCCGGCGCCGGCGCCTTTCGCTGCTGACCTAGCTGCGTTAAATCCGCTTACTAAACCGTTTTTAATTAGTGAACCCGTACTTTTAGCGACATTTCCCAGACCTTTTAACGCTGATATTCCAACTTGACCAGCTGTTTTCGCTCCAGATTTAATTGCACTAAAACCATTTGTTAATGCTGTTTTTACGGTAGTTCCTGTTGTTTTCGCCGCACTCACTACTGCGCTAAACGCTGTTTTCATTGCGCTACTTACTGCTAACGCTGCTGATTTTGTAGCGCTAGGAATAGCTTTCACAGCGCTAATAGTTCCTTTTACGCTCATATAAGCAGCAACTACCACCGCTTTGTAAGCTACTACGAAACTGTTTTTCACTGCTGTAGCCGCTGTTTTAGCTGCTCCTGGAATACTTTTAATAACTTTTACAGTTGTTTGGGCAAAAGAAATAGCAGCCGATTTAGCTGCTTGTAAACTACTTACTAATGCGGATTTAATACTGATTCCAGCGCTTTTAATTGCGCCAGGGATGGATTTGATGACATTAATTGATACTTTAACAGCTGACACAATACTACTTTGTACTGTCTTAGCAATTGAAAAGAAGCCGTTTTTAATATTAACCGCTGTGTTTTTGATACTTGTTCCAAGTTCCTTTATCGCTGTAATAGATGCTTTAGCAGCGTTTACGAACCCAGTTTTGACAGTTGAGGCGAGTTTGGATAATGCAGAACCAACATTTGCAGGCAATTCACGCATAAAGCTTAAACTAGCTTTTAAAGCATTTGATCCAGCATTTCCCATCGATTTAAACGCATTTACAAACGTGTCTTTTAATCGTTTTGATTGACTTGCAATATCAGATACCGCTTCTCTGTATGCTTTATCTAATGCCGCCCCCGCGTTAGTCCCCGCTTTTGCCAAATCTTTTTCGAACGTATCAAGCTGTTTGTCTGCTTTTGTATCGTCTAAACTAATCTCAATTACTACTGATCCATCACTCATGTTCTCACCTCTAATCTTTTAATTTGTAATGATTTTTCAACTTGATTAGTGCATCACGTTCTTTTTCCGTTCCCTTTCCACTTGGCAATTCAGCCTGTCGAATGCTCATGATAGATTTAATAGCTGTGTCGTCTCGCAAGCTCTCAAATAAAGCTCTAAACTTGTACCAGTGGAGCTTTCCCCGTACTTCTATTAAATCGATATTGTAATCTTGTAAAAATGAAGCAAAAATATAGTCACTATCTTGTGTTAGTGAATAATAAGCAGGTTCTTCGCCATCTTCATTGGTTGCGCTCGGCATTGGATTACCGTCTATATCGCACTGAATACCTTCGTCATTATCTTTAACTATATAATTTTCAAAGATATCAAGTAACACGATTGATTTTTCTTCTATATTCGAAAATGGGTTGTCTTCATCATAAGGGTTCCACGGCATTACATTTTCGAATAAAACATCAACTGCAAGGTTAACTCTAAAGTCATTTGTCAGCTGATTATTCTCTGTTAACTCAATTACTCGAAGTACATTATCAAAAGATAAATCAAGTTGATATTTTTCATTTTTATAAACGTAAATATCATCTATTCCATCAGCGAGAGAAAGCATTTATATCACTTCGCTTTTTTAGTCATTTTAGCTTGATATTTCTTTTGAATTTCATTTTGTTGTTTTTCTACTGAACCAACGATACTTTCTGCAACTTGATCATAAACTTGATACATTTTTAAAATATCTTTGCACTGCTTGTAACATTTAGCGAATGCTTCTTCATCATCTAATAAAACTGCATATGCTTCAGTTAAAGCTTCTTTAACATCTTCTTCTAAAGCAAAATAATCTTCTGAACTCATTTCGTCTGTATTATCAATGTTGTATTTATTTAACTTTTCCAGTTTCTTCTTGTACTTCTCATCCGCTTCAATCCATTTACGGCGCATTTCATCGCCTAACCCGACTTTAAACAGCTCCGTCCCAAGTTGAAATTCTTGATACGACTCTTCTAATTGAATATTAATTACATTATTTTGTGCCATTTATGTTTTCCTCCAATTTAAAAGCCCCTACTGTAAGTAAGGGCTTCTTTTTTTAATCTGCCGCTTCAACTGTAATCGCTACAACTTTATTTATAGACGGCTTTACTTTCGATGCTACGGTAATATTCGCTGTTCCAACTGCAACACCTTCCGCCACTCCAAGGCTACTAATTTTCGCTTTTGGTGGATTAGAAGATGTAAACGTTACTTCTTGACTTGCGTTAGCAGGTAATACAGAAGTTGTTAAAGTAACTGTTTCTCCTACCTTAATTGTGATTGTTTCGCTGTCCACTACAACGCTGGACGGGCTCTCATCAGGGTTTAGTAATTGTTGGTGTTTCGTCGTAAGCAATGCGACAACCAAATGCTGGGAACTCTGTAGCATCACCGCCACCAGCGGAACCTTTGATTTCTGATACAGTCGCTTTTCCGATAGCTGTTTCAGTATCCGGAATTTCGATTTTAAACATAATGCCGCGGTTTTCTGGCGTTCTACGTTTAGCGACAATTAAGTTTTGCGCTTCGTCTTCGCGATCGTGTGTTCCTTCGAATGTATAAGCTTCCGAATAACCTAAAACAACCGTTTTTTCGTTTCCATCTCCATCGTAATCGCCTTGCTCTTCGGTGTTGTCTGAACCATCGTCAGACACGTTTGTAATCCATTTTGATAATCGTTTCCAATCCGGTTCACCTGCACCAGCAACAATTTCAGCAACAGAATATTTCGTTTTTGCGTTTTTAATTCTCATTTTTATTTTTCCTCACTTTCAATATATAATTTGATTTTGAAACCAGCACTATAAATAAAAGTCCCATCATCGCTAACGGAAACAATATTCGTAACGCTAGTTGTTTCTTTATCCTCCAAAACAAAGCTTCCATTTTGGCTTTGAATACTATCAATTTCCGCATTATCAAAATAAGCAGAAATGGCATTCAACACATCAATCACTTTCATTTCTTGCTTGCTAGAGCCGTTTAGATTAAAAGAAAAAGACCGCTCATAAGAGCCGTCTTGATAACCTTGTTTATCGTTATTTGGAGTCAGTAGCAAAGCGATTGACTCGGGTTTTAATATCGCTGTTCTTAATTTCATGTCCTTTAAATCTACGTTGTTTTCGATAGCATCCATAACACTATCTAAAAAATCTAATGACATTATAGTCCCTCCTCAATCGCTTTTTGCGCTACTTCTATCCAACTTTCTAGCTTATCTATTTTTGCACGTTGGTCCCATTTCGGGCCAGCTAGCGGATGATGTGTGAGTGTGAAATTGAAGTTTATTCCGTTGTAGAGTCTCCGTGCATAAATAGATGTCCACATAATTTCTTTGTCGTTCATAATAACGTATTGATTTGATAAATCACCCTCCAAAAATGGGACATACAAAGAAATATCAGCAGCGGCTTGATTAATTAAAGCGAATTGCGCACCTTCCTTTGCTTTTTTTACATTCTTTTTGGCTTTTGAAAGGTCAATATTAACTTTAATCGGCATCAAACCACCTCGATTTCCCAGTGATGCACGCTATTAGAAGTGGCATAACAAGGTATAACCTTAACAATCTTATAAGCTTTTCCAGAGAAAAAAATTCTCGATCTACTTATAAAATCAGATGGCACGTTCATGCTGTTCACTGCATCAATAAAAATAATCGCGTCATATCTATCACTATCAGATAATCCAGCGATTTGATTTGATTTTGAAAAATCGACACGAACATGTTCGATCTCAATGCCTTTTTCATAAACGATTTGATTGTGTCTATCTTCTTCTTTATACGCTTCATAGCTAATGTTATGAATTAGCCAGTCAAGAGGCAACGGAGGGGCATTTGTTATCGGTTTTACTACTTTCATTAACGAACACCTACCCCGTTGTAAAGAAGACCTGTATGCGCTAAATAGGACCTTACATCACTGCCTACTAATCCGCTATTAAGCGATGTAGCAGTTGATGCAAAGTTACTATCACTAATAGAAGTTCTTCCAATACTCACGTTATCCGGCTTGGAAACAGCTAACTCACTTGTTCCGCCCGCCTCTTTGAAATACTCGATTTGATTACAAGTAGCTAACTGTATTTGATGCTGAATAAATTCGCTAAACGATTCAATCCCGCTTTTGCGTATTCGGTAAAATGTCACTAAATCGATTTTTCTTTCAGCATGCTTTAACAGTTTGGCAAATTCGTCCTGTTCTAAATGCTCCCCAGCGTACTCATCGTTGTAAAATTCTAGTGTCGTGTAAGGCATATCAATCACTACCTTCCAACAGAGCTACCAACTCCGCTTTTTTCGCATTACTTGCAAATTCGATATTTCTATTCACAAGCTCTTCTTTCAATTCTGCTACTGTCATAGCTGAAAAGTCTTTAATCGGCGCGCTATCAGTTTTACCCGACCGCGCCGCCATTAGTTTCCCGCTTTTGGTTGAACAGCAGAGAATGCTTCATCTTTGACAACCATGAATCCAACTTCAAAAGTTGCTTTGATTGCTGCCATATCCCGTTCAGCTAAGTTTAATGGTTTCCCAGTTTCATCAGCCACAGTTGTAAGTGTCGCCTCAGTCAAGATTTCATATTCAACGCCTCTAAGGATGCCGTAATAAGCTTGGTTCCAGTCACCGACCAATTCAGAGATATCTTTGTCACCAAAAGTATATTTAGGTGTGTATGCGATTGGTAAACCAAGGACATCATCAACACCATTTGAGGTAGCGGTATTAAAAATCGGCATACCATTAGCATCTTTAGTGCTGCGATATTTAACGCGTTGCTTACGAATCGTTGCAATTCCGTTCGGTTCTAAGTCCTCAGCTTCAATCAAACCAATCGCCGTGTTTAAGTCATCATACTTATTAACAGTTTCTTCTACCAAATTACTTGCATCGGTAGCTGATTTTAAAATGTTCCAGTTGTATGGGCTTTCTACACCTGTAAAGACCGCTTGGTCAAATTTCTTGTAAAAAGCTTCAACAATTTCAGCTTGCATAAGGCTAAAGAAGTTAGTTACACTATAGTTTAAATTTTCTTTAGTTGTTGGGATAATAACACCCATTTTTTTAGATCGCATTTTTGCTTTGGTGAATGTTGGTTTACTTGTTTGAATGCGTTCCGCTTCATCTACCCAAAAAGCACCAACACCTGACATAAATGTAAATTCTTCTTCTGGTTTTGTCATTGGTACTGCTTTAGCTAATTTCATAGCCGCTGAACCATTTTTCACACCTGTAATGATTTGTTCCGAAATGTTAATCGGAATAGAACCTGTTTTTGCGCTTTGCATTGTCGTAGTATCTGGATTAAAACCCATAATTTATTACCTCCGTTTAATAATTATTTTGTGATTCTGTGCTCATTTAGTACCTGGTTAGGCAGCTTTAATGCGCCTTGCTCCCCTGTTCCACCTGTTTGGTTTCCGCTTACGCCCCATTTGAGTGCTACATTTTCGCTTTCTTGAGCAAACAAATAAGCATCGCTTTCCTGCAATGCTCCTAGCTGTTCGTCAAGGCCTTTCAACCCTTCATCTGTTAATTCTAGTTTGTCGTTATCCAAAAGCGCTCTTACTGCCTTTGGGTTTTTCGCTTTTGCACTAGCAAGAGCCAGTTCAATAGCTGAGTTTTTCTTAGTTTCGGCAATTTCAGATTGGTAATTGGACTCTAAATCTGTATTTTTTTGCTGCAAGTCCTCGATTTGTTTTTTCAATTCTTCACTAGTACCAGAATCTTTTTTCAAATCGTCAATATCTTTGTCCCGTTGTGTTAGCTGGCTTTTTAAGCCGTCTCTCTCTGCTTCCACCTCAGATAATTGTTGTTTAGCAGCTGTAATGTCCTTACCGTTTTCAGCCATCACTTTATTAATGACTTCATCTTCCAAGCCTAAACCTTTTAAATATTCTCTTTGCATCTTTGTTCCTCCTCCGATATTTTTACGCGGCAACGACCGCGAGAGCCGTCTTTTTACGACTTCCGAACAGGTCGAATGTTAGGCATATACTTTTTCTCTGCTATACTGTCTTGTTAAATTGTGCGTTTTTACAAATGCTCTTAGCTTGCTTTGCTTCGTTCTAACAGCTTGTTTAGCCTTTTTAACTGCTAGTTCATCGCCTAATTCTTCGGCAGCTGATAATTTGCGTTTAGCTGCTCTTATATCACGTTCCATTAACCGTTGTTGCTGACTTAGCATATAAACGCGTTTGTTCTCTTCTTCGTCTATTAACTCGCTTTCGTCTGGCGCAATGTTAATGCCTTCAATAAAAGCAAAACGATGATGACGGCAATTACAACCGAAAACACCATCACCGTATCCATACCGCAATTCTGGTGAATAAATAGACATGTATTTATTGCCGTATTTTGAGCGAGTTTCTTCAACAGATAACAAACAGATAACTTTGCCTTGAATGATTGAACACGTTGGTCGAGCGCCTACATGTTGCGAAATACGCACTAAATCAACGCCAAATTCGCTCATTCGCTCGTCTTCAATGCTGTTATAAACGCTGTTGACTGTTGTCCTAGTTACTGTTCTAATGTATGATTCCGGCGTCCATCTTTTATTAGCCTTATCTACAAGCGCAGGAACGCCATTTTCAGCGAATTTGCTTACTGTCTCAGCTAATGCTTGTCTATGTGTTTTTAAACCAGCTAAGACGCTCTGTGTCGTTTCGTGAATGATATCTGAATAGATTTGTCTTGCTTGCGATAACATCGTTTGATTAACGCGATTATAGTTGCTTTGTGCTAACTTAAAATAACGTCTCATTACTTTATCGACTATCGTTTGCCCATCGCTCACTAGTGGCAACACAGCACCTGCTTCAGCTAATTTACTGAAATAGTTATCTACTTGTTTTAAATCGCTGTATCCTGCGTCTTTGACAATAGAAAAAAGCTTCTTAGCTGATACGCCGGAAGCTTTGGAAATTTTATTTATCATTTGCTGATCTAATGCGTGAACTTGATTAAGTTTTTCTATCTGCCAAGCCAGAACATTGTCAGCGCTGATATTTTTCTTCGTTTTCAATCGTCGAACAATAAGGGTGAACAATTCATTTTCGAGCGTTGTATATACATCAACAACAGGTTGCACAAACAAATCGAGTTGCCTTGGAGTTAGTGCCATCTATATCACTCCTCTTCGCCGAATATCCCAGTCATATCGTTGTTAGGCATTTCCGCTTGTTTTTCTTTCGCTAACATTTCAGCCCACTCATCAGCCTCAGCTTCAGTAATATTCCAAGCACGCTGTAAAGCAATTTTTAGCGGAATCATACCTTGGTTTTTAGCGTTTGTGTAACGATTGATAGTTGTATCTTCGTCTTGCGCTATAGAATCGTCAAAATCGACTGTAATAGTGTCTAATTCGACTATATCGCCAGAATATGCCTCAATAAATTTTCCAACTTCGAGAATGCTCACAATCATTTCTTTTATGCCTTGCTCAATTAGTTGCGAATGACTGTTTTTAGTTTGATAAGTTTCTGACTTCTCGCTTACAACTTCTGTAGCTGTTTTTAAGCCGTTTTCGTCAAACGTAAAAGTGCCAGCACTTAATCCAACTTGCATGGCGTATATTCTCAGCATTGCATTTATAGACTCGATGAACTCCGTTGAACGTATCTCAACAGATATATCTTTTATTGCTTTGCCGTTGTCGTCTTGGTCACCTTGATACAAAAAGAATGCTTCATCGGTTGAATCAAAATACTGTGAAGTCGAGCCGTCCAAGTTAACAGCCGTTTTAACAAAGCTGGAAGGCACTAATACTTTCTTTTTGCCCAGCTTAAACTCTTGATAGTATGAATCAAACATCAAATCAAGCGTTTTTAATGTGTCCAATGCGTTAGCATAAACAGAAATGCCGAGCGGGCTCGTTAAATTCTTGTTATTCGCTATATTAGGTTTGATATAAATGAACGATGGGCGGGTAAATTTTGGTAGTGGTACAACTGGCTCAATATCGTCAAACAACAGTTTTAAACTTACTTTTGTCCCAAGCTCGTTCGGGTCATCTGACTGATATAGCTCTGTTGTGACCGTGTATACATCGCCTTGCCATTCATTCCATTCAAGCAACGTATAATATTTATTGTTTTTGTGGAAACTATTAGCAATAACACATTCGTCTACATTCTCGCTGTCATTTGACAAAGGATACATGCAATCAGCTGTCGCGAATGAAACCTTGACGTTTTTATTGCCGTCGTGGTATACCTTTATCACAAAACCGCCCATCGCTTCTCCGTATTCGATGTAACGCTCCATATTCTTCGTAAAACCGTTAGTTTTGAGTACGTTAAGCACGAACTCTTCTGCTGCTTCATCATCGATATTGATTTTCACTTTCTCGTTAAAAAGAAGCTTAGACATGTATTTAGCTGTAACTTTCGGCAAATTCATAGATAATTGACGTCTGTTAACAGGATTACCGTTATGCTCGTAATTGAGATTATGCCATTCAGCATAATGGCCTTGGTACAACCGTTTCCACATGTCAATATTCTTATAATCTTCATCATTAGCATTTACTTTTTTGTGGTCTTTTACATCTTTCAGTGCTTTCAATAGTCCCATTCTCCGCATCACTCCTTTCACGCTTGCGATTATTTGATTAATCAAGGTTTTCACCTCCTAGTATTTGAGACCTAACTTCCTTAGATTGTCTTTTACATAGTACTGAAAAGCATCACACGTATGATCATCTTCTTTGATGACTTCGGGCTTGTCTGTGTTGATTGTTTTAACATCCCATTGATACTTTCTATGTTCCTCGATGAATATTTGATTTTCTGGAATATCAAGATAATAAAAACGACCTTGTGCCAACAAATCACACACAAAGTCAATCATATCCACTTTTTTACCTTTTGCGACGGGGTGTAAGCTAACGCCATAATCTTTATAATATTGATTGCGAAGCCCTCCCTCTGCGCTATCTACTGTTTGCATATCAACATTTGTATTGTAGTTTCCAACTACTTTAGTCATAAAATCCCGCAACTCCTTTGAATACTCGCTAGGCGCTTTTTTAACAACTTGATTAGCAGGACTATAATAGTATGTGTTTAGCAAAATAACATTTCTTTTTGCAGTGAGACCGAAACTTAGATATGTTGTAGCTGACACTTGATGTCCTGTATCAATAGCGAAATCAATTAAAATAAGCCTGTCATCCGCAGGAATAGCTTTAAGCGGCTGAAACAGGTTCATGTTATAAACATTATCACCAAGACCAATTACCTCTCCTAGATACATCCAGCGGTAATAATCGAGGTCATTCTTTTTGTACTTCTCAATTTTCTTAATGATTTGCTTGGATAAAAAGCCTTTTTCATCATCCAAATAAGTAGTGTGATGTATTAAATAATCATCGTCACCACGTTTAGTGTCTACATATTCATTCACCCATTCGTAAGGATTGCGAGGCGGGTTAAATGACATGTATGTTGTAACTTCTTGACCATCCGGCAAATCTTCACGAATGAATGTGTCTTCTACAACATCAATATCAGTCACGCCAGAGAACTCCGCTAATTCCTCAAACCACAAATCGCTAACATAACCGACTGGAATTTTCATTGATTTTAGTTTAGCGGGATCATCACAACCAGAGAAGTAGAAGCCTGTCCCCCAAGTTTTATGAACGATTTCCATTGGAGATTTACCAAAATTGAATTGGTCAGCAACACCCATTTCATAAAGCGCCCATTTAATCTGCTGATAGACTGACTTATAAAGCGTATTAGCTACTTTACGTAGGCACACCATGTTAGATTTCGGATTAGCCATTTTCTTTTCTACGAGCTTCAAACTAATAACAGACGACTTCATAGAAGAACGTCCGCCTTTTGCTATGATGTGATTATGTTTAGATAGCCACAAGTCATAAAAAGCGGGATTAATCATATCTGTTACATTGATAACCTGGTAATCAATTAGTTGTTTGTGTATCGTCGCGTTCATCGGTGCCACCTGCCTTTTTATCAAGGTAGGCTTGCATTTCGTCAACGTTCGACATGATAATTGTTGTTGTTCCTTGATTGCTTTCTTGCTTCGTATCTGCTCTTAACTTATCGATTTGCGCTTGAATAAGCTCTTCTTGTAATTTATCTCTACCACCTGCTACATGACGCTTAACAATCTCTTTTAGTGCTGATACTCGTTGATTGATGTCAGCACTCTTTGTAACGACGGAAAAGCCATCACTATTCGAAACTATTACTTCTTCTTCCATTTCGCCTCGAGCTATTTCGGTGAATAATTGCATAGCCTCTGTATAACCCATCACTCGCTTTTCTTCGAGTTCACTTAAAATCTTATCTATATAGCCTTTAATAACTGGTTTTGACAAGTTTTCCGTTGCTATACGATTAGCCGTTTTCGAACTATAACCAGCTAGACGAGCGGCTTCTGTAGCATTACCGCATTTTATATATTCATCCGCAAATCGTTTTTGTTTTTCGGTTAGTTTCACTACATATCACCACACTCCCTTATTTTGATAAAATAAAAAGGACCATCACAGGCCCTTTATTTTTCTTAACTCAAGTTTCTCTTTATGTTTAAATATTTTTGATGTTGAATCTATAAATTGTATTTCGATTGCAAAATTAAATTTCTTGCCATCTGCATATTTTTTAATTTGTTGAACAATAAATTCATAATCAAACATTATTGGTTCACCGGATAAATTAGGTTTAACAATTTCCCAATTTGCTTTATTCTCCAACTGTTTTAAAAGAGCTTCTAAATTTGATAATTGTTTGGGTTCTGCTCTAAATAATAATCTATCCATCAAACTTGGCACTAATAATATTTGTCTAAAATTAATTTCCAAGCTAAATTTACTATTATTTACAGGAGTAATTATAAAATCTTTCGGTTTTCCATCACTTATAATTATACCGTTCTTTTTGCTAACAAATGAATGTCTAAATAATATGGTTAGCCTTTTTCTATTTTCGTTACTATTTAATTTTATAGCCCAAAACAATGCTCCTGCTGTCGCTAACCCACTTACCCAGTCAGCTAAACTCCCAACCTCTAGTATAAAACTCATTTGCAACACCCTTTTATTTTTCACTATACCAAATAAAAACCACCTGCTCAATTTTCAACAGATGGAAAGGGCTATATATTTAAAAAACTGGTTAACGCACCAGTCAGCGCCGCATGCGTGTTTTACATCCAGTGCAGATAGGATATGAGAAGTGGAGCGCAGACTCAATATATGATTTATTTTTGTAATCATCTTCACTTCTCACTAATAACATTTTATCACCTTTTTTCACTCAAAAAGTGCCAGAAAAGTGCCATTTTTAATTTAGCACTTCAATTCCAAGCGTTGTTGCTAATTCAATAACAGCCTTCCTTTTCTCTCTTTTGTATTGCCTTTCTTCGTAAGGAATATCAAGCATAATAGTTATATCTTGTAAGTTATGAATGAACTTCTCAAACAGTATCTTTCTATGAATGTGCTCAAGCTGATTCAAAATAGCATCGTATTTTTTAACCGCTTCTTGTGCTGCATGAACGTTATCGACATTATGAATTGCAGCATCTTCTACTTTCGAATGAAACTCATTGCCAAAATTTGGTGGCGTAATCTTGTACATAGTCGTCATAGTTGGAAATTTACGATCACCAGCCATTACTCTTAAAGCTTTATACTTTCTAAAAAAGTCTTTCAGCGCTCGAACCGTTTTGATATAGTCGATTTTATCAACTTGTGGTAGATCAAAAAGAGTATTCATATCCATTCCCCCATGTTATAATTGACTTGGCCAGTCGGAGGGAACTTCGGCTTTTTTTATTTGTCTATAATGCGTTTAGAAAGTCAGGTATGCCACTTAATGTCGGTATCTTTTCGGCTTTTTCCTCAATATCTTTTAAAGCGATGGATTTTCTTCCACTTTGTACAGCGCCCTCATACAGTTCTAAAAACGTTTTTATGTCGATCTTATATATTTGGTCTACTGTAACAAAATTAATTAAAACAAAGGCATGTCCGCCCATTTTACGCACGCTTTTGAGATACTCTATTTGATGTTCGTGGATATTTTTGAATGGAAAGCTTTTTGCTTTCGTTTCTTTTGCCTCAAAGGCTATTGCCATGCCAGGATTAAGCACGCCCATAAAATCCACTGTCGATTTTTTATTCGGGAAAGCGCCCGTTATTTGAGCGCCCTTCCGAATTATTTTCCAATCAGTTGGCAGCTTTTGAATAATAGCCAGTTTCTTGATCTGATAGATCTCGCAAGCATTTTCAATTAACCTTTCAAATGTCATACCTCGATTAGCATGGCTATTTTGCGTATTCCGTGGTCTCGTTGATGACGTACGCCGTGTACTTGCTTTCAATCTCTTCATCCCCCATATAAACTAGGTCCTCTAGCGATATATTTGTTACTTCCGCTATTGCGTTGATCATGTGCTGCACTTCTAATTTCCGTTTACCTAACAGGTCGAGCACTTTACTTATTGACATGGTAGTCACTCCCCTATAATTTTTATCAGAATGGAAGATCATCATCGCTAATATCAATCGGTTTCCCATCATTAACGAATGGATCGTTATTCTGGCTTGAATCAGCTCGTTGTGGCTCGTTTTTCGTTTGATTTGAATAATTACCCTCGTTTTGATTAGAACTGTTATACGAGCCTCCTGCTTCTTTATTTCGTTGTGGCAATTTCAAGTTATCTACTTTGATTTCTACCCTATTAATTTTTGTACCGTCATCTTTGGTATAACTTCCATCTTTTAAAACCCCTGTTACTGTGATATTTTGACCTTTTCTAGCATAGTCAGCTAATGCCTTAGCAATTCCTTTCCATGCGACTATTCGAATAAAAACTACTGGTGTTTCTCCGTTGTAAGGCGCTCCATTGCTTGCGATTGTTGCGTTGCAAACCTCTGTGCCATTCTGTAAATATCTTAGTTCTGGATCAGCCGTTAAATTCCCGCTGATTGTAATACTATTTATATCCGCCATCACGCTTCCTCGCTTTCATCTAGAATAGCCAAAATTCTTTTCGCTTTTTCGGGATCACCCGTATAAAAAAGATGTGGTACTTCTCCGTTGTCTAAAGGTTCAATGCGTATATGTTTCTTTTTGTTGCCGATAAACCACTCGGTTGCTGCGATCAACACTTCTTCAGTCGCTACTCGTCTTGAAGTACTTATTATATTGTTTTTCAATAGCCTTGCCATGTAGATATTACCGCTCATTACCGCATAAACAAGTTTCACGTTTTCGTATGCCATATCACTCACTCCGCCCTTTCATTTTCCAATTTTATTTTTTCGTCAGTTAGTATGACTATTGTTCTGGCAATTCCTATTCTAATTTTGTTGATTTCTTCTCTCTCGCTTTGTTCCAAGTCACATCGAAAAATAACATCGTTTATATGCTTATAGGCTTCATGCAAATCATTTTCAACTTTTTGCATTTCCTCTTTCCAGCTCATTCTGCTTTTTTCGTGTTCAACACATCTCCCCCTCTCCCGGAGCTAATTCTATAATCTGGTACGGTTCTATCCATAAATGGTAGTCAATAAGACTATCCTCTTCTTTAACACTTATTCCTCTTTCTTTTAAAAGTGATACAGCATGCTCTCTAGCTAGTTTTTCCGAAGAAAACAAGTAGTGTTTATCATTAATAAGATCATGTAAATCATACAGTCCTGTCATCTACTTCTCCTCCTCCAATTTTTCCTGCTCGATCGCCCATGTCGTGAAGGCGTGTAAAATTTTTGCTACTGAGAGATTATCCATTGCACTATCATATAAAAAGCTGTAAACATACATTGCTGCCACTCTTTTATCGCAATTTATATAAACTTCTTTGCATTTAGACAATATTTCTTGTTGTCGTTCATCCAACTGATAAAATGGCTCTTTCATCTGCTGTGCTTCGTGTTGTTCGACAATAGCCATCGCTTCAAAGAACCCATGTAAATAGCCTTGGTCATAATCTTCTGCTGATTCATAGAACAAATTTTCACGTAAAGTTTGTTCTCTATCTTCTAACTTTTTCACGAGTTCACTGCTCATCGTTTCTATCCTCCTTGCCTTTAATAGTCGCTACTATTTTTGAAATGTAATGAAAAACGATCCAAGTACAAATTATTAAGGTTACTTGTTGATTAAAATCCATTCGCTGCACCTGCTTTCTTAATCTTCATAAGAAAAATCTACATTCCCTAAAATTTCTAGTTCACCGTCTGGGTATACGTCTAGCCAATCATTTGCTCCAATAAATTCATTGGCAACACCTAAACCAGCTTTACGCTTATTGGAGCCTTCAACTACTAATAAAATTTCACCAGCGGAATTTTTTACGACATCATGGAATTTAATTTCCTTGCCATTTTTATCTTTTGTCATCCCTTCGCACCCTCCTTCAATCCTTCCTCAATCTCTTTCCGTTTGTGATTTAAGTAAGCGAGGATTGCTACTGTATCTTCGGATTTCACTATGGGTAACTCATGAAATTCATCTGTGAATACTATTGCTGCTACCATCTCTACAGAAGCTATTAAGTCATCTCTATGGATGATAAAATTTGAGGTACTCCCAGAACGGGGATTATAGCCAGCAATAAATTTTTCCTCCTTCCTCTGTATGTCGGATAAATAACCTTTCCTTATCTCTTTAATAGCAAAGTCAATCAGGTTGATTACAGTAGAAGGACTCTCATAGTAAAAGTTGTTTATATATTGATAACCATTAGCTACTGTGGTAGGGTACCTCTCATAATTATCAAGTAATTTTTGTGTACGCTTAATGCCGATAGCAATACTCTCTGTTTTTGATTCAAATTCTTTAGCCAAAGTTTGCTGCTGTTCTTTCAGATATTCTTTCTTTTTAGCTAATTCATCATAAGTCAACATTATTCAGCACCCTCCTTCAATCAAAGTATTCCGGATTTATTTTTTTAATAAATGCAAAGTAGTTTTCTATTTCTTTATTATTTTTCTCGTCCCATTCTCCCTGCGTATAAACGTGTCCACATTCTTCGCATACAAGGTTATGTTTGTCATCATAGGAACACTCACCGTCATCACACTCAAAGCATTCCGGGCGATCATAATCCTCGTTCATTTTGGCACCTCTTTATCAAAGTATTTTTCGTATACCTCTTTGCCAGCCTTTGTAGAATTTATGTCAATATCGTCGTCCCATTCGAATTCGTACGACTTGTCAAAGTTTTCAAAGTGGGTAATTCCATACTTCGATTGCTGAAACAAATATTCTAGATGCTTTTTAAAATCTGATTCATCCCTAATTATTGATTCTTCGTCACCGTAGTAAATAGTTGCTTTAAACATTCTCATTCCGACACCTCTCTCTTTCTTGCTCTCACAAGTGCGGTAGCGGTTCCTCCAGATAGATAGTTCCAATCAGAAGAGGAATACGTACTGAAATGGACTTCGATAATCTCGTGTGTTTTGGAAAGCTCGTTTAATTGGTCGTCTATGTTTACGTATTTCGCTCGTGACTCACTGTATCCCACAAATTCAAACCATTCCTCGTTCATTCCGCCACCTCCAATAATTCCGGATTCACTTCCAAAATAGTTGATTCGTGTACAGGCGGATACATCAAATCGCCGTCCACGATCAAATCATATTTAGCTTCTCCGCACTCGCATGTACCGCAAAAAATGATATGTCGTGTGTGCTTCTCTAATGCTTCTCTTAACGTCATTTACTTTTCCTCCAATAGTTCCGGATTTTCGTGAATGTTGCCTATCACTGTCATAGCTGCTGAATCAACGCTAGCATCGAAGTAGAATCTGGTATCGAAATCTTCGGGATCTTCTCTTGTAATTTTAATTCCGTCGATTTCATCTGGTATCGTTTCGCCACTAAGTGCAGGCGGCTTAATCAAATCAAGATAATACGCGCATATATCCGTGTCATATTTAACCACTCCAACATATTCCACTTCTTGGTAGTAGCCCATTGGAAAGTGTTCTAAAACCACTTGCACAATGTCATTTTTAGCAATGGCTTTGTCGTCTTCGTCTTTCCTACCGATATACTGCATCAGCACGACATCATCAAAGCTGTACCAGTCGACGCACAGCGTGCAATTTGCGTCTCCGCAACCACTTACACCTACAGACTCTGTTTCGTTAAAGCACAAATCCGTTACTGGAAGCACTTTCTTATCTTTTTTTACAAACGCTCTATATTCAATGTCTCTCATTTCTCCACCTCGCTAACAGTTTCAGCATCAACCTCATAACATTCTTTGATTATCGGAATAGCGCTATAACCATCATTCTCAACGGTTATAATATATGCACAATCACAGTCATCCATGACAAAGTATCCGTGTACCAATTCCCCGTTATCTAGGCGCTTTCCTTTGAATTTAATGTCACTCATGCTTGTTCCTCCAGATCCCTAACAAAAAAACAAATTACCGAATGCTTAAAATCAACTAATGCCACTTGTGGGATATTAACAACATCATAAATTTCTTTAACTGTGCCAATTTCGCCTTTATGAATTAGTTTTGTTTTATACGTTGTTTTTACAGTGCTACCTACTTTTACTGTCATGCTTCACCCTCCGCTCCCTCAACAGGAACAGCAAACTGCCAATAAATATCACCTTCAGGCATGCCTTTAATTTCTGCTTCTGTTAATTTGGTTGTCCATTTCTTATTTTTATTGATAATTAATCCAGTAAAAGTTGTTTCATCAGATTGTTTATTTAACAAAACATACATATTAATCACTTCTAATTCGGCTGCGTCATCGTTCCATGTTGAAAGCGGCAATCGCACATAATAAATCGGTTCTTCCTCGACTTCGTAGCCGTCAAGCCAAGCGCGGGCGAGTAGTTCTTGATTATCAGCTGATGAAATTAACCATTCGTACATTTCAGCAGACATATCAGAATCTTCATAGTCTAACAAACAAGCTAAATCGTATTCTCTTTGTTTACAGTGACTTATCCAGTCATCGGCAAATTGCGGTAATACTAGCTCCGCCCCTTCCGCTTTCACCAGATACTTTTGTAGCTTCGTAACTGTCACCGGAAATCCGTCAATCTGCACTTTGCACTTTTGCGTGTCGTTATAAACTTCTTCTACTGTCCCAACGCGCTTTTTGCTTCTTAAAATGAGTTCTACTCTGTCTCCTTCTCTAAATCTCATGCTCTCTCCTCCGCTTCCTCCAAGTAATCCTCAAGTCTGTATTCTTTAGCTTCCGAATCGTCCATCCAGCCGTCATCGCCATTTAGTCGATAATAAAATACTACCGGTTGCTCTTCATAACAATTTCCACAGAATAAATCTTCACGTACTTTTAATAAATATGAGCCTTCTTCAATTTCTTGTTTGCACATTGTACAGATAACAGATTCTTGTTTTGTCGCGCTTTCGTCTAAAACCAATTCCTCTCTACTGCAAAACACCAAATCGCTAAATCCAAAATCAACCGCGCACTCCATTTCTGGTGGTCTAAAATCGTTAATGCTAACTACCTTCCCAATAACATTTTTATCTTTAATCCAAGTAACTTTATCTCCTACTTTGAAATTCATGCTTGTTCCTCCCTCACCACGCTAACTTTAAGAGCATTGGTAATTTTACGAGATATGTTTCCGTTCAATACTGTATTTTCACGAAAAAACTCTTTCATTTCTTCTCTTTTTTTACATATAGCTTGAATTTTGTATGTGTTATTTAGAAGCATTGTCTTGACGTAATCTGCTTCTTTTTTCGTTAAAGTTATTTCAATGTTATTCATCTTGATTGCACACCCTTCTGTTCCTTCGTAAGCCGTTCAGTAAGTCCTAGCACATACTTTCGTTCTACCGTCTCGCATAAATTCAGACTAGTTCTATACCTAATTTCGTTAAATTTCATATTTGTAACTGGTTTTGCGTCATCATAAATCGTTAAAGTTTTGTCTTTGAACATTGCTGGATTTCGTAAAATAAATCTATACATTTTTGTAATGTGGTTATAGTGTCGAATTTCCGATGGCTTTCCGCCAATCCTTGACACATGCCAGTAATATTTCCCCAAGAAATTTCATCCTTTCTAATCAACTCTAATTACTCTTAACCCCTTATCAGTCGTCCTCTTTTGATACGTAGGCGTAGCATAAAACAAAATCGTCTCACGCTTCACTTTCTGAAACTCCGCTAGTTCGTCTACTGTGCCGATTATTAGTAGCTCGTCTGCTTTATAAAGTGCGTATTCTGTCACGCCTGCGCCTCCTTTTCAGCAGCCCATTTAGCTTTTATCTCCGCGACTCTTTTTTCTAGCGCTTCCTTTTCTTCTTCTGTCAGCTTTGGCTTTTTAGGTGCTTCTTGCTGGTCTTTGTCGAACCACTCTGGCAATATTTCTTGTTTAACTGGCTTGCTGTATTTGTTGAATGGCTTGTTATACTTCTGCTCAATTTCTATCTGTCGTTGTTTTTCCGCTGCATCGACATCAGCTATTGTTTTAAATCCTCTACTTTCCCAGTTTTTAAGAATTTTATTAACGTAAGCATAATTTCGTTTATTAGCTCCTTGTTCAGAAGTAACCTCTAAAGCCTTCATAACAATTTCTCGATTACCTGCAAAATCATCTACCCAAGCAAGTAATTTTTCTAGTTCGATTGGAAGCATCATTCCGAATCCATTTTGTTCCCAAAAATCCTTGAAATTTAAATCGCTGTTGTTGTTGTTAATATCTTTATCTAATTCTTTATCTATATCTATTGCGTTACTTTGCGTAACAGTAACGCTACTTGTAACGTTACACTCTTTATTTCCTTTACTGTCACCACTCGCTATTCTGTTCTGCCGCATAGCTTCTCGATGTTTTTCCACTCTTTTCCTTGTTTGCTCACGAACCCTTTCCATACCATCAACGTTTTGATGTTTTTCCCAATTTTCTATTTCAATCAATCCATTTTCTGTTTTTTGAATCATTCCGAAGCTCTGTAACGTATGTAACGTTACACGTATAATCCCAACATCACGGTTGAAAAGGGTCGCGAGCATGTCTTCCGTATACGGTACATTTTCGTTTAAATAAATGCGTCCTTTGTCGTTAGTTTTTCCAGCTAAAGCTAGAAGCCTAATCCATACAATAAGCATTTGGTTACCCTCTGGCATTTTTTCGAGCAACTTAATCTTTTCATCATCAAACATATTGACGGATAACTTTATCCATTGAATCCCCGACATACTCGCTCCTCCTGTTTTAATTAACTTGTTTTTGCGCCTCTATTTCTGCATCTAGTTTTTTAATTAGTGCAGAAGCTTCACCTTTGCTCATTGATTTTGTATCCGTAATTTTATAACTCTCTAGTACATATTTCGCATCATGTCCAAATGGGTCCCCTACAACGCTTGCTTTCGCAAATATAGCCTTTCTTTGTGCCGGCGATGCTAAATTGTCGCTTTGCTGTATTGGTTGCGTCTGTTTTGTTTGCTGGTAATTTTTTGAACTTTTATTTGCCTTTGTGTTACCGCTAGCACCATTACCGTCGTCGTCTTCATCGCTCGCTATTCCAAAAGCCGAAGACAATGTGTACCTACGAGCGTAAGTTAGAGCGCTCCCTGCCCCCTGTGCTGTATTTTTGTCTAGAGGTAACATAAATGGGTCAAACTCGACAAATTCACCACTTGAGTGCATCAATATTGTTTTAACTCCCACTTTATTTTCTTCAGTCAACGGAATTTGTATATAAGATAATCCTAGATCTGGTGCATGTTTTTTTACTGCACTAATGACGTTTTCCAAAGGAACATAACTACTTTTAAAAAATGGATTGTTTGCTGTTTTTGCTGGCTGTTCTACTTTTTCTTGAAATTTGGATAATGCAACGCTGAGTTCAATTACAGATTCACTCATTTTCAATCTAATTACCTCACTCTCAATGATTCGGTTTGCACTAATTCAGCGCCCGGGACGTCTCTTCCTTCTTTTAGAGCGCTTGTAATAGCTTTCTTATCTAATTTTTTAGGTTGCTCTACTAAAAACATGAATAGTTTTTCTTCGTCCTCTAAACGCAAGCTAGGAGGGTTCTTCTGAATGCTAATAGTAAATAATGGGCTTTTGATTTTACGGATATCCACTTTTAACATTTCGCTCTCTAAATACTCTTTCATGTTTTTAGCTTTTGCTTCTAACGCTTTTTTACGCTTCGTTAACCTCTCTACTTCCTTAGCTAATCCCTCAGCCTCAGCATCAATACTTTTTACCATCTTTATAATATTCTCTGCCTTTTCTTCTATCGGCTCTCTAATGCTGTCTAAAGTGTCTTGTAACGTTTCTGTGTCTAATTCCTCCGCCATTTCTAAGACTTGATTGTATGCTTGAGTCAATTCGTATAATTTCATGCTTGCACGCCTTCTCTCTGCTCGATTTTTTTAGATAGTTTTTCATGTATATCAATTAATTCATCAAATAGTTTAGATCCTTCTAAGTTAGTTGATTGCTTCTTTAGCAAGTTATAAAGCGGTGTTAATTCATCGTCATAATCATGTATCACGACTTTAAAGCCATAATGAATTGTTCTAAAATTATCCATGTTATCCCTCCATTGATTAAATTTCGGATTTAAGGTATAATTTCATTAAGGTAATATCTCAAATCCCGGACCCACACTGCTATGTGGGTCTTTTTTATTCTTCATTTTCCGCCTCTTCTTCATTAGTACGCTCTAATTCCTCTAAATATTCGTTATGCCAGATTTGGCTTATCCTTTCAAAACTGGACCAACAAGCATCTACAACCATCGGATTCTCAACCATGTTTTTTATCACTTCCTCTCAGCCAGTAGCCTGCAATTAGCGACATAAACGACACGAAAATCATTACCATAAATACATCCATTATCTTGTGACCTCCTCGTATCCCTTTAGTTTCAGCTCTTCGATATAGTCCGCCATGCTGTCGCAACCTGTTTCATTTAAAGGGATTTTCTGCTGAAATGCCGGATTAGCAATCATTTTTGTTCTGCTATCTGTATGAATTTCACTATCACCGAAGTTTGTCGTCTTTCTGAAAACTCTTTCTGTCATTGCTGTAACCCTCCTTTATTTTTCTCCGCCTTGAGCTACCCATGCTTCAAGTTCTCTTTTGCTAAAAATCCATGTCTTGCCATTTATTTTTTTGCCGGGTAATCCCGCATTTCTAGCCCAAGACTGAATAGTCCTCTTTTTCATTCCTAACATCTCCGCCGCTTCTTCAGCTGTTAAAATATCCTTTTCCATCGTTTCCATTGTTTCTCACTCCTTCACCAAACCATTTTTTTGATAGAATTTATCTCGACTTTCTAAAATTTGTTGTAAATTAATGTTGAATGCCTTCGCTATACTTGTGTTAAGCGTTAATGCTGTTGCGATTACATCTGTTATTTCTGAAATTGCTTGTTTTGCGGCTTCTCGTTGTAGCATGTCACCTTTTCTTAAATTGAATGTCATCGTTTCTAATCCGCTTTTTAACGCGTTTACTGCCTCTGTTACTTCTAGTTCAAAGCGACAAGTTAAAGATGCGTGATGGTTGTCCAGCCCGTTCAGTAGAGGCGGAATCATTCCATTGCTAAATTCATGTGCGAATAAGTAAGTACTCTGTGGCTCGTTGTAGCTATCAATTAACTGTTCTGCTTGTTCAAGTGAAACTGTTCTCTTTCCTTTTATCTGGTTACTTATTAGTGCTGGCGTTACATAACTATCAATCGCTAGTTCTTTTTGCGTGCGAGTTTCTGCTAAAACTTGCATCGCAGCTGTTGCTGATGTTGATTTTTGAAACATAATATCTCAATCCTTTTTTTGTTATTTTTTCAGCGACTAATTAACAACTTATCGTTATATACTATTGTTAGTCGCTCCCCGGTGACTAAGTTGTCTGCATAAGCGTCGTTGTGGTAGGCGACGCTTAAATTATGACTTGATTGTGTTCTTCTAATAATTTGTTTAATAGGTATATTTGACCTTTGCCAGTAACTCGAGGTGTATAGGTAGTTATCATTAAGCCGTTTCTATCTGTATGAATATGTGTTTTTTGTTCAAACAATCCTAAATTCATCGCCTTTTGCGATGGTTTATTATAATAAGCCCCTTTATTTAGCAAATATCCGCTACCTCTCAACCATTCAAAAAGTCTGTTTTGTCCTATATCTAATCCTTTTTGTTTTAGAATAGTAGCTAAATCTTTTACTAAAATTGTGTTCTCGCTCGTTTGTACAGCTTCCGCAAAAACTACTTTCGGCTTTTGTTCCTCAAGTTGCTTTAAAGCCTCTTGCTTCTCTTGTTGTTCCTCAATCCATTTTTTAGCTCTAGCGACTGGATCTTCTATCATGTATGAAAAAGTTGGATATTCAGTTGCTAATTTCCTCGCTTGTTTTTCTACTTCAATGAAGTATTTTCTAATTGCTCGACCCATTTCGTTGTTTTGTACCATTGCTAATTCTTTAGCAGTGTCTAAAGTTAATAAGTATTCTGTTCTGGGTCTACCGAATGTACTTTCTCCCAAAATTGGGAAATAGTCCTCATCCTTTGAAAATCCGTAATTACTTAACTTATCGGTAATCCAAGTAGCAAATTTTTTACCAACTTGCAAACTTTGATGTAGTTCCCGTGCATTTACGAATTTCTCGCCTTGTTCATTTTCTAAAACTGGCAACATTTCATTTGCAATTACTTGTAAATTTGACATTTTGTTCTCCTTTCTGTTCGCCCTTTCACAGTGCTATAGTTTTTGTGAAGGGAGGTGGAATTTGTGAAAAATCGCATGGATATAATGTTCAAAGGTATCTCTGATGACCAGCCCATTGCTCTAATGGGCGTTATAAGCATTACATCTTTTCCAGATAACAAAAGTTTTGATTTAAATGATTTTTATTTAGAAGCCGATAAAACTTACAAAATCATTTATAAGGGTGCAAACGAGTTAGAAAACGATTTATCGAAAGTTTTTCTAATGAACTCAAATGATGTCCTTTACATTGAGTTCACTATTTAATAACTGTTTCCAATGATTCCGCTAAAGCCGACACCATGGCGGAATCTCCCTTATTGAGGGCTTCTTTAAAACTCGATTCAAAATTTTCCAAAATTACTAATTTACATTCAAGCCGTTTTTGTTTAATTGCTTCCATCATTTCAAAGTCCTTCATTTTTTAACCTCCTATTCTTTTTGGAAAAGCTTCACTTCACCTTAATTTCTAACGAGTTTATAGTGTTAGCCAAGTCTTCCACCAAAGATTTAGCTTCACTTAATCTCTTTTCTAACAAAGTGGCGTTTTCTATGGAATCCTCTACTCCATTCAGCTCTACTTTCATTTCGATAATTTTTAGCTCTTGATCTTTTTCAAGTAAACTTAAAATATTTTTTATAACGCTGTATTTAACGAATGAGCCGCTCTCTATCGCATTACCATTTTCTAAAATTGTTTCTAGTTTAATAATTGCTTGTTTGATGTTATTCATTTTTCTTCCTCCTAAATTATGATTTTTAGTATTTTCCAGACCATATTAGTCTTTGCATTTCTTCGCTGATCGTGAATGGGTGATATTCCACTTGTACAACTGGTAATGATCCTGCTTTTAAATCTAACTTGACCGCTGTAATTCCTTTTCTTAATTGTTTTCCATTGATTTCTAATACTCCATAACAGCAGTTTCTATCTCCTTGCATTTTAATATTTAACGATTTCAAGATTTCTGGAGGTATGATTTTGGTTTTAAAAACTGATTCTTTCTCTTCACTTCTTTTATTACTCAAATATCTTATGTTCATTTTCTAGCCTCCTATTTTCTTTTGCCCAAATCGCCGTTAGTTTTTTCCGATAATCTATTAACTAATGAATTAATTTCTGAATAAAGTTCCGGCAAAATACTTAAATCACTAAAATCTTCTCCGGTTATACTTAATTCAATGGTGAGTACTGACTCTTTTCTATTTCTCTTAGTTAGGAAAGAGTTTGTAAATGCAATTTTCCTCATTTTCTAACCTCCTGTTTTGTTTTCCGTCCAATTCAGACACACAACGTGTCTTTATTATCAAAAAAAATATCTTCAATTGGCACATCATAATAGTTTGCGATTTTGTTAGCTAGTTTTAACGAGGGAGTCCGGTCTCCTCTCTCAATTGCCCCTAACATTTGAGGTGTTATATTTAAATCTTTCGATACCTCCCGTCTTGTTTTTGATTTCCTTAGCTCAATAAGCCTGTTTCTCAT